TGGGTTGTTGAGGTGCCATAAATGATTACGTAAATTAGTCCTTCATGTAGGAAGGTATGGTTTGATTGAACCAAGGAAGCATTTGAGAGCAGTTTTCGACTATACCATTGTATTTAGGACAATGAACGAATTTCTTCGCATTAGGTCTTCTGTCTATGCAAGCCGTGCAAGCATGAACATAGTCAACGTTAGTTAACTTGTCAACTTTTTCACCCCAGTTTCCGTTGACCTCTTCGTATCTGTCAAGGTCGATGGGAATGTTATTGGAAATCGTGTAGTCCCAAATATCCTTATGTGTCCAATCTCTGAGAGGAAACATCATTGCCGCTTGACCAAACACTATTCTTACCTCAGTTCTGGTTCCAGCATCACCACCATAAATAGGGTCGCTATCGCACCCCTTATGACCAACCCAGACCATATCCCAACCAGACTGAAGGTTCATCTGCTTAGGGCGTTTCAGCATGTCTAAAGAGCAAACCCAAGGCTTACCATCTACCGGCTTTGTGATGCCACTAGGACAGGTAACTATTGTCTTATCAAAGGAATAGACATTTTGAACCTCAAACTCTTCATCGGTTTGCTGGAATGAAGAAGACTGGGGGTGCCAAGTGTAGGCTTCAAGGCCATACTCTTGTATTATTCTATCTTGGAACTTATACTTCCAAGGTTGCCAAGGTTCTCTGAAGAAAATGATAGGAAACTTCCGACCAGTCTTTAACATCAAGTGAAGAAGAACCATAGAGTCCTTCCCGCCAGACCAAGCAACAGCAGAATTGTTGCACAAGGCCAAACCTTGATTGATTATTTCAAGACTTCTTTCTTCTTTTGTCATTAAATAAAGTAAGCAGCAGCAACAGTCGCACCAGCACCGACAATGCCGGCTTGATTCTGAGCCTTGGCCGCTTTGTCAGCGTTTTCTTGGGAGATGCGATTGCTTCTGATATTAGCAAGATATTGAGACTCTGGTTGCAGGAATTGAGGGCCAAGGCCTTCAAATGACGCTTGCGTAGAACCATACAATTGACCAAGACCATAAACACCGCCAGCCTGTTGCATGGCAGGATTAAGGTAAGCCTGTTGACCGAACTGTTGCTGTTGACCAGCCATTTGGTAGGCTTGCATGCCCATTTGCTGTCTCTGTTGCAGTCTCTGGTTGCCAAGCATATAGCCACCAAGAACCTCTTGGGCAACCGCCTGATTGCCTGTCAGACCACGTGCAGCCATAGCAGCCCTAGCGTTCTGCTGGGCGTAGGTTTGGTCTTCATACGAAAGCCCGGAACCCATGGCAAGACCTTCGTTGGCCTGTTGCATGAACTGGTTGTAAACATTCTGACCGCCGTAACCAAGGTTCTGAATCGAAGCATTGGTAGCCATATTACCACCCATGCCATACATGCCAAGCAGTTGTTGTTGGTATTGAGCCTGTGCTTGATTAGATGCACCTTGCATTCCTTGATACTGACCAAGCAAATTCTGAGATTGAGAACCCATCAGTTCTGACTGATAGTTCTGCATGCCGGGCATGATTGAACGTTCAAGTTCAATAGCCTGCGGGTAAATCTTTGCCTGTGCCTGAGATGCACCAAGCATTTCTTGGTAGTAAGCGTCGGAATCGGAAGCCTTACTTAGACCACGAACATTTAAATTCATTCCTAACATAGTAGTATTTAGTTTAGTTATTAGATGCAGGAAGAGGCATCAGAAAGTGTGGATGTCTTCACTTTGGTGAGTAAAATGGTGTATTTAGGCTCTTCATTTAGACCCCACCAATTAATCGTCTTAAGAATCAACTTGGGAGAAGTATCTGCAGATGTAAATGAAACGGAAAAAGTATGCGTTGCGGTATGACCACCATACGGAGATGTCGAACCATTCAGCGTCGTAATAAGAGTCGTATTATTATAGACCTTCAAGGAGACGGATGCATAATCTGCTCTCGTATTTCCGTTCACATATCCAGAAGTTGTTTGAACCCAGAACTGATAAGTCCAAGTCTCACCGGAAGGAACGCTCAACACAGGAGTTTGATAAACAATATTCTCAACGCCAGCACCTATTGCACCAGTAGAAGTTCCGGACTTTACGTAAACTTTGCTTAGGTTGTCTTCAACAGTAAGCGGAGTCTTGCCGTTAATAAGCAAAGAACCTAATCTAGCAACGCCAGAAGAAATAAACGGACTGTAAAAAGAATTAGAAGAAACGTTTCCATTAAACGTAGCGGTGGCGTTTCTTGTGAAGTATGTAACAACACCACTTACCGCCGAGGAAACATTAGTGTTTAACCTGCAAACAAATGTATTTGATGTTATTGTTTCAACCCAATATGTCCCATCAAGACCGCTTGATGTGTAAAGAGTGACAAAATCACCAACTTTAACTTCATGACTACTAAGTGTTACTGTTATAGAATATCCGTTGGCATAATAAGTGCCACCAGGAGTGTAATTTTTAGAAGCACTATTTACTGTAATTCTTCCATCAGCAGGAACTGCACTTATTACTCCAGTTTCAACATTGGAGGGCTTAATTGGGACATTAATAAGAAAAAGGTCTGCAACCTTAATTTTGTTAATAGTGTTTGCACTAACATCGGCAAAAGGAATAACATCAGTTCCTACAATTCCTGTATTTTCCGCCTGTTCAGTTATTGCACCAACTTTAAGAACAGCCTTGCCTACGTGGTCATTGAGTCTAGTTGCGTCAACCTGTTGTCCGTTGGCAAAGGATTCTCCGGGGTATATTTGGTCTGGCATTTTATTTAGTAGAGCGTATGTTGTTGCCTGTTCTAACTGCCGTCACAAACAACGAGCGAACAGAAGACTGGTTGTTGTAAGATTTAATCTGGAATAAACAGGATGAACCAACTTTGCGAATAGGCAAGTCTCTTGTGCTATTTTCGGTGGTCCCAGAGCCAAATGTGTCTATAACGGTCTCAGAGTCCGGGTTTTTGATTAAAGCCTTAGTCTCCAACTGAGAGGATGCAGTAGTATAAACGTCAATTTCCACCTGAGAAAACCTTTTATCCTCAGAAAAGTCAAAGTTATAGGAACGTGTAATTAACTTACTGTCTATGTGGAATCTGGTAAAAGCCTCGTCGTCAAGAGGGTCTTCAAGCGTAAAAGGCAACTCTAGAGGAAGCGTGTTGTTTGCTGTCGAGTTGTCGTAATGGTCACCGTCGGCAATTTCTTCTGTCAAGAACAAGCCTTGCTCTCTGTCAACAAAGAAAAGTCTTCTTTTGTATTCCCAGATTGCCGTAAACATAAACGACACGTCCATGCCTGTGTTAAAAGTGTCAATAGACTCCCATTGTTTATTAATAAAGTTATAAACTACAACAACGTTATTGACAGACGAAGTATCAAGCGGAATTGCAAGGTAGTAACGATTGTTAAAATACGCACCAACAGCCTTATCAGCCTGTTGTTTGTTTATTCTTTGAATAATGTCGTCAATCGGGGCAGACAACGGCTCTCCCATAACCCCCATACGCATGCCTTCTGGGGTCGTAGCGGCTTGAGGTGTCATCATGTAGACACCACCATCGGACAAGAATAACATGCCACCTGAGGCTTGAACAACACTACCCTTAGCAATACAGCCAATGTCCGTAGCCATTACCTTAACGTAGGAGTCAGCCGCAATAGGTTGGTCTCCGGTAGCATAAGCACCAGCACCAACAGATGCATAGTATATGCGGTTCTTCATGAATATCACAAACTCATTAAGCACCCAAGGTGCTATGGCTACTATTTCGTCATTAGAACCATCGTTAATCTTAAATACGTCCAGTTGTGCCCAACGTGTAAGGTCGAGGTAATGGGATACCGAAATCTCATCCCTGTTCTTCTGCACAATACCTCTATTGTTAATATACAGGCCCTGAATAGAATTAGGAAGTCTAGTAGAAGGACTAGTTGGTGCAACAGTTACTGTTACATTTCCATCCCATATAATAGGTTGAAGCGATTCACCTCTTAGAAAATACACCTTGCCGCCAGCCTGAAAAGAGTCAATTTTGTCGTAATTAGACCCTATGGCTCCAGAAGGAAGTGTAATGGGCCAAGTGGAATTAGTTCCTATATCGTAAACATTAAGTTTTGTTGTCGTAAGAGTAAGGATTACGTCATCTCCACCAACGTTTTTTGCTGTTGTTGTATGGAGAATGAAGGTATTAACCTCACCTCCTGGGGTGAGCCTTTTTAGTCCCTTTCTAGTCTCAGCAATGCCCCTATTAAGTCTAAAGTTCTGGCACAAAGACAACATGCCAGTCTCCAGAGTCTGCGGGTTATCTCTGGAGTTAAATCCAATAAAACCCCTGTCGCCATCGAACAGGAATTGACCGTTATTGGACGATTGCTGGGGCATTACTTGCCGGAAATATCATCCAGCAGGGTCTTGACCTTCTTCTTGGTCGAGTCTGCGTTCTTAGTGCCAGCCACAAAGCCAGCAATAGAACCAAGGATGATAAGTGTGATGTAGATGATATGAACCATAAATTAAGTTCTAAGAACGTTCTGATTTGTCATAGTTGTCGAGTCATAGACACTTGCAATCTGACATTGATGCCAAGCCCCGTCCTTACGAACATAGAAATTTCCATCGCTAGGAGCGTCAACAAAAGCAGAAGGAGAAGTTGTAAGAGTGGTAGAGTCGGGGAATGTAATTCCAGTAGCAGACACAGTAATTCCAGAGCCAGAACCATTTTGCATACGCAGGGTATTGGCAGAGGAGTCGTATTTGAACGAGTAATAACC